CGTGGAATAGCAAAGTTACGAACGTTGACTGCAAGGCCTACAGCAGCATCATCAGCTTCTGCTGGGAAGTTATCAGACACGATCACAGGAGTACCAAAGATCGCACCTACTTGACCAGTAAGCTTGGTAGCAACGTCTGAACCTACATCTGTGATGTCCGCAAAACCAGCATCAGCAATCAGGTCATAGTAACGATTCTGAGAAACTACATATACCAACTCATCAGGCATCATGCCGTACTTGCCCATCTGCTTACGAGCGGATAGGAAGTCTGCTGCATCTACTGCGGTTCCGCCCAAGTTAGCTGCTGATACTGAAGTATCGAAGGTGTTGGTTCCAGCAATCTTGATCAAGCCATCAAAATCATCAGAGCCGCCGGTGGCAATATGATTTAGAAGAGCGTCGTCTACTGCACGAGCATGAGAGCGAGCAACAGACTCAACAAGCATAGGCATCAAGTTAATAAGAATTTCCTCATCAACATGGTTATCCATCAACGTGGTTGAGATCAAACGGTAAGCTTTAAGCACTACCTGCGCAGGCTGAGGAGTTGCACCGCCACGAGTCGTCAAGTTACCATTTTGTTGAGAATTTGATGCTCCGGTACCAAAGGTAGCCAAACCAGTATCTTGCTGAATTGGCAGTACTTGTGCTTGTGAATTGATTTGAATTTCACGGAAGGCGCGTGCAAGGCGAAGCTCTCGCATAATTTCCTTCTCAATCTGACCCGATACTTCCGTAGCGATGTTAGGTTGAGCAGAGGCATACGTTACGCCAGCTTTCTCAATTACATCACGACCATAAGCAGTGTTCTCTAGACCCTTGCCGGTCATTACACCAAGAAGGTGTGCGTGCATAAACTGCTGGCCCCACTTAGAGATAGTATCTACGCCCTCAGAACGATCTGAGAAAACGCGCTTAGATTCACGCATTTTTGTGATTTCTTCGTTCTTCTCTTCAAGCTCTTTCTGATGCTTGGCTACGATCTCACCAATATCAGCGTCTTTTTGAGAAATTTTGGCTTCAACATCAGCCAACAACTTTTCTGCGCCCGTCTCAACCGCAGTTACTACTGCGCTTTTAACTTGCTCTTCTTGTTGAGCTTTTGCTTCAGCTTCAGCTTGAGCTTTTTCAGCAAGTTCTTGTGCTACGGCTTCATCCGCAGCTTTTTGTTCGGCTTGCTTCATTGCAATCTTTGCAGCAGTTTCTTCTGCTACTTTCTTAGCAAATGCTTCCAAGTCGATTTCTGGAGTATTAACTTCAGACATTTGGATCTCCTTTTGAACCTCTTCGGTTCCGTCCGGTGTATCACTAGCTACGCTAGAAGTATTAACTTCGTCTTTAGCCAGAGTCTGACCGGCTAGATCTACACGATTTGTGAAAGTTTTCTTGAATTCTTCATACTCATCCATAGAGTCAAAAGATTTCGCTAGTGAGAAAGTAGCCTCTTGATTGCAAGGAACGGATACAACCGATACTTCAAACAACTCAGCGTCCTTTATCTTTAGTCCGTCAGTTTCCGATAGATAATCAGCATCCTTGACTCGGAAACCAACAGAAAATGCTCCAAGGATACCTTCTTTAACTAATTCGCAAACATTAGCAGGTGCAGATTTGCTAATTTTTGCTTCTAACTCTAGACCTGCTTCTGTTACTTTTAGGCCTGTAGCTCGACCAATAGGTCTATCATAATCATGATTGAAAAGAATAATAGGATTCTTTTCAAAGTTTTTTAACCCACCTTTTGCCCATGCTTCTGCAGAGATAGTATCTCCTGCACGGTCAAAATCGCAAGTACTTGCCATCCCACGGATCATCACGCTTCCATCTTCGGAAGGCAATGATTTAAACGTAGACGTTAAATTAAATATTTTTTCCATATTATTTCTCGTCTTTGCTCGTTACTTTTGGAGCGCTTTTTGGCTTCGGAGCATCTTCAACAACAGGCTCCGGAGCGGATTTTGGTACGGGTTGCTCAATAAGGTCTGAGTGCTTAATACGTAACGCATGCAGCAAATATTTCCATGCTTTAAAGCTTCTCTTTACAGAAATAGCATGAATTGCTTCTTTTGGCCCTAAGATACCCACATAACTTTTATAGTCTATGTCCAAAGGAAGCTGGAACTCCTTAAAATGCTTATAAGCTGTATCCAGTATTTTTTGTTTTTGACGAACTGCCACCTAACCTTCTCCTTCTTCTATAGGTCTACCACCCTCTTCAGGATTTGTAGCACTTCCTGCTATATTAGCAGGTACTCTTATTTGATCATGCCCCTCTAAAGGCTCCATTCCGAGCCGTACCCGCGCTTCATTAGGGGCAATAATTCCGCCATTTACTAAAGAAGTGTAGTATGCAGCTGCGTCACGAAGTTCAGGCTGCAACGCTGGGATATTCGTAATGTCTTCTGACATTTGATATCCAAAATATCTTTCTGTCGCAAAGTTTATCTTTCTAACTATAGGTAAAATAGTTTCTAGATAATACATTCTCATGTTTGGACGAATATTTGCATTATTACCAGAGTCCAACATAATTGGGGGAACTCCTAATGCTTTTAAAATAATTTTTTCATTTTCAGCGATGGCAGATTGAAAGTCTAACTCTTTAAAGTTTACATTAGAAACTTTGTCTAGCTCTATGCCCCCGTCTAGTATAAGAGGTCTCTTACCTCCGGAGTCTGGGCTATATCTTGCCGTCCAAGATTGTATCATTCTTTCTTTTATTTTCTCGGATAAAGTATTAGGAGATTTTAGTACAAGCCCCGGAACTGCTCCGTTCTTAAAAAAGTTATCTTGAAAACCTCGCATTCTGCTCATCAGTACCATAGTACGTAGTGCAGGTTTAAGTCTAGAAACTCCTCGATATATTGAATAAAAAGAGTTGTCTTTTACATGAATTATTTCGCTAGGGCTGTACGTTACGGTCTCATTAAAAGTAAATTTTTCGATGTAGGTACTATCGCTAGCATGAATTGTGACTTTATTTGCGGGTAAGTGATAAAGATGGACCCCGTCAAAATAAATAAAAATATTCCCATCAATTATAAAATCTGTTATAAGATTTCGCCGAAAAGTGCTAATATCCTGGAACGGGTTTGGCTCTTTGTTTAATAAAAGAGAGACTCTCGACCTTTTTATACCTTTTGTAACACTCTGCAGTCCTACTACTTGAGGCCCTACTGCAACTGGTACTTCAGAGGCGTCATCTACAATAAGATTTACTCCTCTATTTACTATCTCTAAATCCTCATAAGCCTTCTCATAACTTATTGTATGCTCTCTAGAAGGATTAGTTTTATGGTTATAGTATGGTTGAGCAGGATTTAGTTTTTCCTCCACCTCAGATGATCTACCTATAAATCTGTCATACCATGCCATGTTTTTCTCTTTGTATCCTTACCCAGTTCTTTTGCTTAGTAGCAGTGCCTAGTCCTGGATTTCTTCCGTAAATGGAGTGCAACTGTAAGTGATGTTCATGGCAGAGAGTAACCGTATGTTCGTAAAGTTCTGCTCTATGCTTTTGTATAAACTCATCCCTAAAAGAAAGTATATTTTGAGGATCTAGTCTGTTTTTTGCTATATAAGTATGGACTAAAGGGCTCAAAGTATAGTAATGGTGAAAATCAAGTTTTACTTTCGATTTACAGATCTCGCATTCAGTACCTTTTTCATAAGCATTTTTTGCTTTATCTCTTATGTATTTTACGACGTCTCTTTTTAAATCCATTTTCTAATACCAGAATTATATCGAGTTTGAGGTACCATGTCAAATATTATTTTTAAGATGGTATCGTTAAAAGCCACTGTTTGATGTTTCAAATGAATATAATGCATATCTGATAGCATCTGCCATGTGCGAGGCTTTATTGTGTTTTGGTTTTTCTTTAAGTAGGTTAGGATTAGGATCCCATTGATACTGGTCAAGAGCAGATAGAGTTTCCTTGCATTCTTGATCTACGTAGAGCTTATCATTATCTACGATTCCTTCTACATAAGCAATTCCATCCAACACTGACTTCTTAGCATTATTAGTACTAATATCATAGTTCTGTGCAAAATCAAAACGAGTTTGTTGCGCGGCAGAATCGATGAATATGTAATCAATATCCCACCTATCTATGAGTTTTTGTATTTCACCCGCGTGTTGTTCGGTGGTACGCTCCGCATCTAAGTACTCATCTACTAAATAATATTTTTCTTCATCCCAGTCATACGCAATTACACACAAAGCAGTAGGATCTCTATACCCTACGTCGAGCCCTGCAAAGACATCCATCTTGCTTATATCCATATCTTGGAACGACCCCGTACATTCTTCGTAGTTATAGCTCCAGACCTGACCTTCGTAAGTATTAAAGTCAGCCTCGTACTCTTGACGAAATTCGGCCTCAGACATGCTCTTACGGGCTTCTGCTATGTCTAGTTCGGACATTCGGGGGTTTGATTTGTAAGTGGCACGAATAGATGCCCACTCAGGAAACTCTGGATCGAAACCTCTATGAAAAAACTCTGAAAACCAGTTGTTTTTTCCACGAGGAGTAGAAATAAAGATTGCTTTGGAGTTGTCTTTGTCAAGCGTGGGTCTCAGTGCCACATTAAAAGCATCCCTACCATCGGCAAGAGCTGCTTCATCAAAAATAATCAAATCGTAGGACCTACCTACACAGGAGTCAACTTGATTGACTGACCCCATACGCACAGTAGATCCGTTCGATAGTTCTATAACTTTATCTTTTGCATTATCTTTGACTACTTCAAGATCAAAATGTTTAATCAGTGTTCTTTGCAAGTCGAAAGATATTTGCGACAAAGCATAGTTAGGCGACATAATTAGAATGTTAGAATTAGGAATAAGAGATACTAGCTGTCCAATAATATTGGCAATGTAAGTCTTTCCCTGTCTACGAGAAACAGCCGCACAGACAAATCGATATTTAGGGCTATTAATAGCATTAATGATCGCTGTCTGGGAAGGTAGTGGGGTAATACCTAGCAAGTCCAAATAAGGATCGATAGGCAACTTCAAAAACTTGTCTTCCTGTGTGTAATCACAAATATAATCAGAGATTATATCTTTGCGGCTAATTTCAATCATCTAGTCTTGTCCCATGGATCTTGTCTTACTGTATTTTCTACAATAATCCATCTCCGTTCGTGCTTCTTCTGTATCTACTTGCTTTGGTGGTTTAATATAACTTTTATATTCTTCCAAATGCTCAATAACTTTTCTAGCTTTTCGTTGCTGATCCATTATTTTTTCGATTGCCATGCTGATGCTCCAAAAAATGCGGCCACTAAGCCCGCGATTGCTACAAAATAGACACTTGCTATATCTCCCAATATAACAGCTGCCTGCTCCAATTTAATAAAAGAACAAATCACAATTAAGGATGGATACAATAACATCCCAAAAAGAGCGAACCAAGCCATTGCTCGTTGTGCATCAGCTTTATCGTGAGCTAGCTTTAGTTCTTGTAAATGTTGACTTGTTTCTAATTCTTCATCAGTAACGATACCATCTCCGTCAGTATCATACTCTGCATACTCTGAATCTTTCTCTAAACGTTTATTCATTGTAATAATACAGCAAACGCTGCTCCAATCAATATACCTCCGATAAGAAGGGTTCCAAATCCAACAGCTAGTTGTTGCATTAGTATTTCCCTCTCCTTTCTCTTTCTAGCAAGCATTTTTAAATGCTGCTGGCGTTGGTGCTCTTGCTCTGCCTTGGCCTCTTTAAAAGCCTCTAGCATCTGAGGATCTGCAACCAGTAATAGGTCATGCACATCCTTCCAGTATCTTTCATAAGATTTTTTAATCATAGTGAGTTTTAATATTTCACTTTGACTAAGAGACTTAAAAGTGCTGGATTTACGCTCTAA